ATTATCCAGCGCGGTACGGTTATAAATTTCAGCACCGTTTTTCCGCACTATCAGACGGCATGAGGAGTAAATATCAGTATGCTCTCTCTCATGTTTAGCGCCGCTGAATGCCACCGCCGGAATAACAATCTGCCGGTCAAACGGCTGATCGTCATAAACCCTGACGGTAATGGTCCCTGATGGCCACCGTTCCGGTGCACGGGAGTCCCGGGGGAAAGCTTTGCCCACTGTTTTAACGAGATCGCCTTCAATCTGGTTCGCGGACAGTTTTCCCAGAACCCGACAGTTCTCGTTAATCGTGACATTGTTGAGCGTCCCGGCGTTCGCATTCACACTGCCACTGATATCCGCATTTTTAGCGGTCAGCTTTCCGTCCGGTGTCAGGGAAAATGCCGGTGGATTTCCACCGCTGGTAATGGTGGGGGCCGTCAGGCGTTTCAGGAACACGTCGTTCATGAATATCTGATCGCCCTGACCAACAAACATCGGTTTTGTGTTGCCATTCGCAGGATTAACCATCGCAATCCTGTCCGCCGCCAGCAGCACCTGACTCTGCATGCCGTCAGAGGTGTTCTCAATACCGGCACCAATACCCGCGATATAAAGGCGTCCGTCCTGCATCTGCTGCAGCTTCACAGCCCACATGCTGTTCAGGTTATTATTTGTATCAACCTGAACCTTCTGTATCTGCTGAATTGCCGCACTCTGGTCTTCCAGTTTCTTATTGACGGTCTGCGTGATTTCATTGCTGACATCCGTAATGGACGTCCTGATTTCAGCCAGGTCAGGCGCAAGCTGACCGTTATCAATCTGCGTCCACAACTCCTGAGCCAGATGGGTTTTCCCTATCTCGCCTTTGAAAAAATCCAGATAGCCGGATGCATCATCACTCGGCTGGCCGACGGCCTCCACAAATGCCGATTTGCCAACGGTGTTCACACTGCAGATGTAAAAATAATAATCATGGCCCGGCTTAATATTGATACTGGCAGCTATCCAGTACAGCGCCGTGCCAAGATAGCGGGCTGTGGTTTCAACCTGCCTGATATCCGCAATCCGCTTTTCCGAGAACCAGAATTCAAACTGTACCGTCGGATCATAAACCGCAAGATGCGGCGTGGCGGTTATCTGAAAATAGCCCGGCGTCAGCTCAATCCGCGACGGCGCTGCCGGTGCGGCAATCCGGAACGATACCGACGCCGGATCGCCCTGCTGTCCCCACGCATTTACCGCCCGGACTGTCAGCGTGTAACGCCCCAGCGCCAGTTGCCTGAAGCGGTATGTGGTTTCCGTCGTCCGGGCCGTGCTGACCAGCCGCTCACTGCCGTCATCCGCTGCCACGGTCAGGCGAAGAAGGAAGCTAACGCCCTTCACCACCTTCGGGTGTCCCAGCGCGCCAGCACCTGATATTCCCCGCTGTCTGCGGTGACTTCGGCAGTCAGGTGCTGTACCGCTGGCGGCGTGACACCATTCACCGTGCCGCTCTGGTCGCCGTCAAAGTGCGCCCCGTTATCCACGATGGCTTCTTTTTCCGGTACATGCTGCACGGCAGTGATGGCATACGTGCCGTCATCGTTCTCACGGATACTCACGCAGCGGAACAGGCGCTGGCGCAGCGTCGGCAGCTTCAGCCCCCATACGCTGTATTCAGCAACGCCGTCAGGAACACGGCTCACTTTCACCTTCACGCCGTCGGTGACGGACTGAACCTCCACGCTGACCGGATTGCCACTTCCGTCAACCAGGCTTATCAGCGTGGTACCGGAGGATGGCAGCGTGATTTCACGGTCGAGCGTCAGCGTCCGGGTCTGGCTGTTCACCGCCAGCACGCGCCCGCCGGTGCTGATACCGGCATAGTCATCATCGCAGATTTCAATGACATCGCCCGGCACATGGCGAAGCCCTTCTGCGCCCACGCTGAAGTCCACGGTCTGCGTTTCCAGCAGTTCTGTTTTAATCAGCCACAGCCCGGCGCGGTGTGCCTGCCCCCGGCTGGTACAGCCAAAAGCATCCATCTTCGTGACGTTACGACCGTAACGGGCAATGGCCTGCGTATCCTCCACAAGCTCTGTCGCCGTCTCCCAGCCGTTGTTCGGGTCAATCCAGTTCACCTCAACGGCATTATGGCGGTCCTTCAGGGCGCTGAAGCTGTAGCGGAACGGCGCGCCATCATCCGGCATCACCACATTACTGCGGTTATAGGTCCACACCTTATCCGACGGTCGGTCCTGCACGAACGTCAGCGTCTGCCCGTTCCATACCGGCATACAGCGCATCGCCGAGCAGAAATCACTGAGCACATCCCACGCCTTGCGCTGTGTGGTCAGGTACGCATTACAGGTGATGCGCAGCTCCGTGCCGCCAAAGCCGTCCGGCACTGACTGGTCGCAGTACTGGCCGATGACATACAGCGCCCATTTGTCCACATCCGCCGCACCAAGACGTTTCCCCATGCCGTAGCGCGGGTGGGTCAGCATATCCCACAGACACCAGGCCATGTTGTTGCTGTATGCTGGTTTTAACGTTCCGTCCCAGATACCGCTGTATTGTCGCGTCTGCGGGTTATAGTTCGACGGCACCTGCAGAATGCGCCCGCGAAGATGATAATTACGACTCACCTGCTGGCTGCCGAACTGCTCCGAGTCCACCTGTACGCCGACCAGTGCCGTGTTCGGGTAGCACTGTTTCACATCGATGATTTCGGTGTATGACGACCAGAGCGTTTTGTTCTGCAGCTGGTCTGTGGTGCTGTCCGGCATCATCCTGCGCATCCGGATATTAAACGGGCGCGGCGGCAGGTTATCCACCACCACCGAGGCCAGATACTGCGAGGTGGTTTTGCCCTTAATGGTGATGTCTTTTTCCGTCACCCAGCCACCGTTACGCTGTATCTGAACCAGCAGGCGGACTTCCGACGGATTCCGGTCCCCCTTTGAGGTGGTTTCCACCAGTGCCTGCACACCGAAGGTAAAGCGCAGGCGGTCGATGTTTGCCGACGTGATGGTGCGGGTGATCGGCGTGTCATATTTCACTTCCGTACCCAGCACCGTCTCGGAGCCGGAGGATTCAAAACCTTCCGGCGGTGTCTGCTCCTGCTCACCTGCCCGGAACACCACCGTGACGCCGGAGATGTTGGTATTCCCCTCACTGTCCAGCACCGGCGTACTGTTCAGCAGCACGCTTTTTAATCCATCCACCGGACCTTCAATCGGCCCTTCGCTGATGGCATCAATCACACTCAGCAGCTGCGTGGATTTCAGGTTATCTTTCGCTTCGCGCGGGGTATGCCCCTTACTGCTGCCTTTACCCATTCCTCACGCTCCATAAACGACAAAACCGCCCGCAGGCGGTTTCACATAAAACATTTTGCATCAGCGACCAATCACCACAACCTGACCACCGTCCCCTTCGTCTGCCGTGCTGATCTCCTGAGAAACCACGCGAGACCCCACGCGCATTTCACCGTACAGAACGGGCAGAACATTGCCCTGGGCAACCATGTTATCCAGTGAGGAGAAATAGGTGTTCTGCTTACCGTTATCCGTTGTCTGTGTACGGGGAGTTCTGGCTTTCGGTGCCAGCATCTGCGCCACACCACCGAGCACCATACTGGCACCGAGAGAAAACAGGATGCCGGTCATACCACCGGCCCCAATGGCTGCCCCCCATGCTGCAAGGGTGGCTCCGGCGGTAAAGAATGATCCGGCAATGGCGGCAGCCCCCAGGACAATCTGGAATACGCCACCTGACTTGGCCCCGGCGACTCTGGGAACAATATGAATCACAGCGCCATCAGGCAGAGTCTCATGTAACTGAGCCGTTAACCCGGACGTGCTGACGTCCCGCCCGGCAATCCGTACCTGATACCAGCCGTCGCTCAGTTTCTGACGAAACGCCGGGAGCTGTGTGGCCAGTGCCCGGATGGCTTCAGCCCCCGTTTTCACACGAAGGTCGATGCGGCGACCAAATCGTTGTAAATCCCCGTAAAGGCAGATGCGCGCCATGCCCGGTGACGCCAGAGGGAGTGTGTGCGTCGCTGCCATTTGTCGGTGTACCTCTCTCGTTTGCTCAGTTGTTCAGGAATATGGTGCAGCAGCTCGCCGTCGCCGCAGTAAATTGCGGCGTGATTCGGCACCGATGAACCAAAACAGCACAGCAGCACATCGCCCGGCTGTGCCGCTGACAACGGCACCTGATACAGCCCCGTCGCCTCCAGATTATCCAGATAGAGATTCTGGCCGTTACGCCACCAGTCATCCTCACGATGAAAGTCCGGCATCTCAATCCCCGCCAGATGATAAGCATCCCGGAACAGTGTGTAACAGTCCGTCACACCGTGCTCAAAGCGCCGCCCGGTGAGATGCGGCACACAGCGGAACTTATGAATCGTCCCCCGGCAGACCAGCCACCACGGCAAATCACTCTGCACCTGCAGCCGCCGGTCGGCCTCACTCAGCCAGGGTAGACCACCGGGGTGGCTGTGGACCAGCGCCACAATCTCACCCTGCATTTCTGCCTGCAGCCAGTCTTCCGGCGACATACGGAAATACGCCTCCGGCTCACCGGAGATATTCACGCAGGGGAAATATCTTTCCCCCTCCGGCGTGCTTACCACGAAGCCGCACGACTCCGCTGGCGCACATCGCCGGGCGTGCGCCAGAATCGCTGATTCTGTCTGTGTCATGGGATTTACTGCGAAAGTTTGTTAATGGAAAGGAAGCCGCCAAAGTTGCCGACGTTATTGCGAAACTTACAGCCACTCAGGCATTTGCTGCATTTATCCTTCGTGATATCGGACGTCGGCTGGTCATATTCATCCGCGACAGCCGGACCGTTATAACCGCACTCATCACCGCGATAGGTCCAGGTGCAGGTGTTGGCCAGCATGATACGCCCCGGAAAAACAGCGCCATCCGTTTCCGTCGGCGTGGCCAGTACAAAGGAGGCACTCACCGCGCTCAGTTCACTGCACTGCTCGATGCGCCAGCGGCTGATCACCTCCTGCTCCGGATCGGCGTCACTGTTTCCGTTGACGAAGTTCACCGCATCCAGAAAACGGGCGTAAACCTTACGCCTGACCACCGTTCCGCCGACCAGACTCTGCATATCTTCCACCATACCGGTGACCATGCCGTACAGGTTAGAGACTGCCAGCGTGGGCCGCGTACTGGTGCCTTTGCCATTCAGTTCAAAACCGCTCCCCTGAATGGGATACGCCTGATACTGCCTCCCCTGCCAGGTGACCGGCTCACCTTTTTCGTTCTGCTCATTACAGAAAAAATAACGTTCTCCACCGACCTCTGTCAGATCGATTTCCCAGAGCACCACGCTGGCCGACTGCTCCGCACGGGTGCATTCATTCAGTGTTTCCTGCCGGATATCCTGCATCAGTTCACCACCTGTTTAAACTCTGCGCTGAACTCAACACGCAGCATACTGACCTGCGACGACCATTTTGCGCAGGTCACCTTTATCTGCCTGTAACCATAAGGCGGCGTCCACAGAAAGGCCTTCCAGCCCCCGTGCTCAGCCAGAAACGACTCCAGCGCCGTGGCCTCCTCACGGGAGACAGACAGCGTCACGCTGTACGTTTTCAGGTCAGCGTTCAGCCCGGCAGGCGCACGCTGGGAATAGCCATCACCAAAGCGCACCTCCCTGACGGAAGGAGCCGATGTCACATCCATCCCGGGTTTCACTTTCCAGCGGAAGGTTTTCATCGTCCACCTCCGGAGAACAGACCACCATCGCGCATCTGTGCCTGAATTTCATCACGGGCACCCTTGCGGGCCATGTCATACACAGCCTTCAGCGCCTGTGGTCCAATCTGCCCGTTCGTGCCGTCGTTGTTAATCACCACATGGTTATTCTGCTCAAACGTCCCGGACGCCTGCGATCGGCTGTCTGCCATGCTGCCCGGTGTACCGACATAACCGCCGGTGGCATAGCCGCGCATCAGCCGGTAAAGATTCCCCACGCCAATCCGGCTGGTTGCCTCCTTCGTGAAGACAAACTCACCACGGTGAACAATCCCCGCTGGCTCATATTTGCCGCCGGTTCCCGTAAATCCTCCGGTTGCAAAATGGAATTTCGCCGCAGCGGCCTGAATGGCTCTACCGCCTGACGCGGATGCGCCACCACCGGCAGCCCCGCCAATGGCGCTGCCGATACTCCCGACAATCCCCACCATTGCCTGCTTAAGCAGAATTTCTGTCATCATAGACAGCACGGAACGGGTGAAGCTGCGCCAGTTCTGCTCACTGCCGGTCAGCATCGCCGCCATATTCTGTGCAATTCCATCAAAGGTCTGCGTGGCTGCACTTTTTACCTGCGACATACTGTCCGTGGCGCTCTCTTCCCACTCACTCCAGCCGGACTTCAGGCCTGCCATCCAGCTCCCGCGAAGCTGGTCTTCAGCCGCCCAGGTCTTTTTCTGCTCTGACATGACGTTATTCAGCGCCAGCGGATTATCGCCATACTGTTCCTTCAGGCGCTGTTCCGTGCCTTCCCGTTCTGCCTGCCGGTCAGTCAGCCCCCGGCTTTTCGCATCAATGGCGGCCCGTTTTGCCCGTTGCTGCTGTGCGAATTTATCCGCCTGCTGCGCCAGCGCGTTCAGGTGCTCCTGATACGTAACCTTGTCGCCAAGTGCAGCCAGCTGGCGCTTGTACTCCAGCGTCTCGTCTTTATGCGCCAGCAGGGATTTCTCCTGTGCAGACAGCTGGCGACGTTGCGCCGCCTCCTCCAGTACCGCGAACTGATTCTCCGCCTTCCACAAATCCCGGCGCTGCTGGCTGATTTTCTCATTCGCTCCGGCATGCTTCTCCAGCGTCCGGAGTTCTGCCTGAAGCGTCAACAGGGCAGCATGAGCACTGTCTTCCTGACGATCACCCGCAGACACCTTCACGCCGGACTGCTTCGGCTTTTTCAGCGTCGCTTCATAATCCTTTTTCGCCGCCGCCATCAGCGTGTTGTAATCTGCCTGCAGAATTTTCCCGTCTTTCAGTGCCTTATTCAGTTCTTCCTGACGGGCGGTATATTTCTCCAGCGGCGTCTGCAGGCGTTCGTAAGCCTTCTGCGCCTCTTCGGTATATTTCAGCCGTGATGCCTCAGACTCAGCCCGATCTTTTGCTGCCATCTCACTGGCCTTTTCAAGATCGGCCTGCAACGTGGCGGCTGAAAGCCCAAGTCGCGCATTCTCTCTCTTCTCCCATGCCCCCCGGAGATTGGCAAGAAATGCTGACGTTTTACCGCGCCGGTGGCTTCGGCTCTGATACCACTGCCATTTTTTATCCGCTTCATCAAAAGCCTTTTCAGCTTTGGCGAGCATATCTGCAGAGGAGTCCGGGCGGCCAATATCCAGCACCGCATCCCACATGGATTTGAATGCCTGTGCTGTCCTGTCTGCCCAGGTCTCCAGCGTGCCCATGTTCTCTTTCAGGCGGCGGGTCTGGTCATCAAACCCTTTCGTTGCGGCCTCGTTCGCCGCCTGCAATGCCCCGGCTTCATCTCCGGAACGCTGCAACTGAGCAACATACGCAATCTGCTCCGCCGTCACGTTATGGAACTGACGTGCCATCGCTGTCAGTCCCGACGTCGGGTCTGTGGTCAGCTTCCCGAAGGCTTCAGCGACCTTGTCCACCTCCACGCCCGATGCAGAGGAGAAACGCGCCACACTCTGGCTGATCGCCTCAAACTGCTCACCACCACGCACACCGGCATTCACCAGCGCCGTCAGTGACTCGCTGGTCTGGTTAAACGTCAGCCCTGCCGCCTGCCCTGCTCTGGACAGGACAGGACCAGCATACGATCTGCCGTTAGTCCTGCCTGATTACCGGAAAGGACCAGCGTTTTATTGAAACTGGACAGGGTTGAGTCCCCCTGATACCAGGCATACGCCAGCGCTCCGGTGGCAACTGCCAGCGAAGTGAGCCCCACCATCGGCAGGGTGACTGCACCGGCAAGCCCCCCGAACATGGGGATCAACCCACCGAAGGAATCTTTTACCTGACCGCCCTGTTGCAGCAGGATGAGAAACGGGTTCTGCCCCCCTGCAAGCTGCGTGGCCACGTCGGTGAACTGCGCAGGCAGCATACGCATGGCAGCTTTATACTGCCCTACAGAGATACCCGCTTTCTGTGCAGCCAGCGCCTGTCGGCTCATCGACTGCTCAACAACTGCCGCTGTTTTTTTCGCATCACTTTCCGTACCGGAAAAATGACGCCTGACTCTGGCCATCTGCTCGTCAAATCTGGCTGCATCCAGACTTAAATCAACGACCAGATCGCCTACCGGTTCAGCCATACCGGACTCCTCCTGCGATCCCTTCTGATACTGTCATCAGCATTGCGTCATCCTCCGTCATGTCCGGGGAAGCGGGGATAACTTCATTCCCGTCCGGACCAAAACGAACACCTCCGGCAAGCCCTGCCGCTTTCTGCATCAGCACATCATCTTCAGGCTCTTCGTCAGCCTCGCGCCGGTTCAGCAGACTGAAATCCAGCGGATGCATATCCGGATCGCTGAAAAACAGGCTGAGCACGGTGTACGTCAGCCCGGAAAAGTGCATATCCAGCAGAACATCATGAAAATAATGGGTGCTGTAAAAGCGGTGCCAGTCGGCATACTCCGTGGATGACATCCCGGCAAGCATGGCACGCCAGTCGGGTCTCCCCATCTCACGCGCCAGTTTCAGGGCAAAACTCAGCTCACCGTCGAACACTTTCCCGCAGAAACAGGCTCTGCAGGCCCCGCGTCTTCTGTCTGCTCAGGAGCATTATTCACAACAAACTCAGACATACCGGACAGACGCATTACCACATTTTCAGCCTGAGCAATTGCCTCTGTGGGCCAGGTGGTAAGCACTTCCTGCTCAATCTGTTTAACGGCTTCATCCATGGACGGCCTCTTTGTCTTCTGCGGATGGTTATGCCACAGGGACATCGCCACCAGAAACGCGCCGGTTCTGACGAGATCCTCCACGCTCACCTGCAGGTTGTCGCCGGCTCCCGCCTGTTCTGCCTGCCGTTTCAGCAGGGCAAGATGCTCAATACGCTGCAGGGCTGACAGCTCAGAAAGCGTGACGCTCACGCCGTTATATTCAAATGATTCGGTTTTCAGGAACATCGCTGACTCTCCGATTAGCTGTCGGTGACGTTGATTTCTGCAACCGCAGCAAACTCACCATTACCGGATACAACCGGAATGTTGACCTTACCTGCAGCAACACCGTTCACGGTGATGGTCATACCACTGACCGACACGGTGGCTTTTGTTTTATCCTCTGACACCGCACGGAAGCTCTTGTCGGTTGCGCCTTCCGGCTGAAATGCCACAGTCAGCGTGGTGCTCTTCCCTTTCACCACGGAAGCACTGGCAGGCGTCACGGTCATACCGGTTGCCGCTGTCACCGTACTGCGATCTTCTGCCATCGACGGGCGTCCCACATTGGTGACCTTCACCGTGCGGGTGATCACTTCCTTCGCCGTCACCGCCTTACCGATACTGCTGACCCAGCCACGGAACACATCGACCGTGCCGTTCGGGAAGCGAATTTTATAGGCACGGGTATCACCTTCATTAAACCACGCCAGCAGCGCCTGCTGCCCCTGCTCTCCGGGCATCCACGCCAGCGTGAAGCTGGTATCTCCGGCGGATTTCTGCCCCTGACCGGTTGCGGTCCAGTCCGCATCTTCATCATCGAGATAGCTGTCGTCATAGGACTCCGCGGTCAGTTCGCCGGGCGTCAGGTCTTTAACTTTTGCCAGACGCGACCAGTCAACGTCTGAAAGCGGGTTCGCATAAGGGTCGCCGTTTCCGTTATAAACCCACAGGGTGGTTCCGGCACCTTTCACCGGTATTGCTGGATTTGGTACAGGCATATCGTCCTCACATTTCATAGGTAATGACATAAGTCAGATCGGCTGAACTCCACAGGCCCACATCATCATCGCGCCGGTAGTCATAGCCGCTGGCCACCATACTGGCGATCAAATCTGACAGTGCCGGGATATCGCTCATCACCGGGTAAATCCGGGACTCCATCCACGTGTCCAGCTCTGAATCCGGCACCTGAGCAGGCAGAAAAACTTCAATATGCAGCTCCGCCTGCCAGGTATCGCAGTCCAGCTCTTCGCCCGAGTATTCAGCGCCGGTGAGATAAACGGCAATTGCCGGAAAATCCGCCTCATCAAAAACAGCGGGGCGACCATCAAAAAGCGTCGCCCCGGTATCATGTTTCTCCAGTGCATCCAGTACGGCTGCACGGATATCCGTATGTTTCATCGCTTTATCACAATCCTTAGTTGTTGTTTCAACGCATAGCCCAGTTCTTTTGGCAGACGTTCTCGCCGGATACGGTTAACGTTCTCATCAAAAGCCTGCTTCAGTGGGGCCGCCATCGGAATTTTAACCACCTGAATGGGAAGACGATTACGCTTTTTCCTTCCTTTATCGTCATTGCCCTTCGCATACCGGGCTTCTGGCAAACGTTGCATAACATGCCAGCGCCCATTATTTAATCGCTGGATGAATGCCCGCTGATAACGATGCTGACCGGCTTTAAGTATGCTGTTCGGACGATGACCAAGCATCCTGATCCCCAGCTTAATAGCAGGGAGATCACCGCGGTTAACGATAATTCTGGCATTCGGATTTCTGATCGTCGCCCGTTTCAGTCTGGACCGTTCCTTTACCAGTTTCCGTCTCACCCTGGTCTCCCGGGCAACCTGTGATGAAGACTGATTAATCGCCGTTGTAGCCACGCGGTTAATAGCCATTGCTGAAGCCGACGGAATGGCGTTTTTACGAACCCGGCTCAGATTTTCAATCGCCTGATCAAGCCCTTTTATCGCCATAATTCACCCTGCGTTTATCGTCGCCGGTTAACTGCGGGTGGTTGCCCACGGTTCAGCCAGAGATAACAACTGCCCCCGTCATCCGGAGAAACACGATCCACCCAGAACGTCTCACCATTAATGGTCAGCGTGTCACCACGCCGCACGGCACGAACCGTATCCGTCCGCACAAATAATGACGGGCTGCTTCCTTCAATACGGATCCCACTACTGGCAAACCCCAGCGACTCCGGATCGTCAAAAACCCCCTGAACTTCGCCGCCACGCTGTGCACCGGAGGTGAACTGCGCACTGATGCCCATCACTTCAACAATCGTACTGTCCACCCCGGCAAGGGCGGCATCAAAGGCATTCTGAAAATCACGCATAAACAGCCATTCCGCCATCAACGTGTGTTTTTGCATCTGAGGACATAATCAGAATCACCCGACCAACATCCGCAAGCTCAACGGATTCCCCTGTTTCACCATCAATGCCACAGAGATGGAGGCAGGTCAGAACTCTGATGCGCGTTAACGCACCGGATGTATCCTCACGAACATCATGAGCCGCGGTTTCCCGCTCCCGGATATCCATATTCATAACCTGAACATCCTCGCCGGATGACTGTATTTCCTCTTCCCATTCCGCCACCCGCTGCGCTATCTCTGCGGCACTCCCGGATATATCCGGCTCACGCCCCAGAATCAGGGCCAGTTCATCAAGCCGTTTCAGATTTTGCTCTTTCGTTGCCATATCAGCCCCCTGTGAAAAAAGACACGGGGGCATTTCGCCCCCGCTCAC